CCTATGACAAAAATTTAGTGTGGATGGAATTGGAATTACCACCTAGAGAAACTCCAGCGTGGGGGCATCTCAGAGCATCTAAGTTATCTATTACTCTCAAACAATTAGGAATAGATTTTGGAACTTACGATGCAGTTTGGTTTGACGAGAAAAAATGGATGTATTGTTTTACTCGTAGTAGTGCTGGCTCATTTGTTTATGCAAATGATAATGGCGAATGGTACGACTTAAACTTTTTTAAACATTGAAAGGAAATAATCATGGGCTTAGATATGTATTTATCCGCCAAGCGTTACTTGTCATCTTGGGATGAAGCAGATAAAAAAACTTCCAAGAATATTCAAGCGATGCCTATTGGCAATCAAGGAATGAGAGTAAAAGAAATTTCTTGCGAAGCTATGTATTGGCGCAAATCAAATGCAATTCATAGATGGTTCGTAGATCATTGCCAAGAAGGTCAGGATGATTGTCGTGAGTATTATGTAAGCATTGAAGATTTGGAACACTTGCTTGCTGATTGCGAAACCATTCTTTCAGATCAGAAAAAAGCCCCCGATGTTTTGCCTACTTGTGCTGGGTTCTTTTTTGGCTCTACTGATTTTGACGAGTGGTTTTGGCAAGATATAGAGCGTACTGTTTCTGAGTTGCAAAATATTCTCGGTAACCCTGATTTAATGAAGTGGGAATTTTATTACCGATCAAGCTGGTGATATTAGGGTTTTCCCTAGTATTTCCCTAGGGCATAGCTACCAGTAACCCCCATTTAAAACCCCCCATTTTAGGGATGATTTAAGGGGTTTTTAGGCTGTTTTTGGGGCTGGTGGCTATGTTATCCCTAGGGTATTAGAAAAGGGCTTAAAAGGGGCTTAAAATGCCCCCAAATTGATACCCCAATTAGGGTTTTTTGCCAATTCTAGGCAATATACGGGCTTTCTAGGAGCTTTCTGCCCCTAGGTAATGCCTACTTATGATAAACCCTTAAAACCCCCCAAAAGCCTTATAAATGACTTTACCGATGGTAAATTTTTAGTATCATGCAGGTAATTACCTTTCGGAGCATACAAAATGAATTTAATGGAATACTGGCAAGAAAATGGCAAAACCAAAGCCGAAGAAATGTGCAAAGAAGTAGGAACGAGCTACGAATACTTCAAACATATCTGCAATAAAAGAAAACGACCCAGCGTTGATCTTGCAAGAAAAATGGTTTCTTTTTCCGATGGAGCTTTGAGTTTTGAAGAACTCTTGTTTCCGCTAGACGAGAAAAAAAAGTAATATTTTAAAACCCCCCGAAATATTTTGGGGGCAATCTAAGCGGATGCTTTTATAAACTTTGGAGAAAGAAAATTATGCTTGAATTTCCATCACACGATGGGGTAGAAATCTATGCTGGGCAAACAGGTTTAATTTGTTTTAAATCGGCTGGCGAACTACAAGATTCAGAACCTCAAATAGTTGGACTTACCATTGGGCAATTCCGAGCAGTTATTAAAAATGCTCAGGAACTCATAGATCAAGCCGAATGGAATAAAAACAATCCAGTAGCAGGAGATGGCGATGAAGCTAATTCCTAAAAACTGGAAGTCATTTCAGCATTACAAAGATCGTCAGCCACCTTGGGTTAAGTTGCATAAATCATTATTGGATGACCGAGATTTCTCTCGTTTGCCTATTGCTAGCAAGGCGCTAGCACCGATGTTATGGTTGCTAGCAAGCGAATCAATTGATGGCACTTTTGATGGTAGCGTTGAAGAACTAGCTTTTCGGTTGCGTTGGAATGAAAAAGACATTTCTGCTGGACTCAAGCCGTTGATAGATAAAGGATTATTTATTGTTGATAGCACGATGCTAGCAGACTGCTTGCGTGTTGCTGTACCAGAGACAGAGACAGAGACAGAGACAGAGACAGAGACAGAGAAGAATATGCGTGTTATTGGATTTGATGACTTTTGGAATCTTTACGATAAAAAAGTTGGCAAACCAAATGCTCAAAAAGAATGGGCTAAAGCAAAAATTGACGGGAATTTGTTGAAAACAGTCCTAGAGCAAGCAAAAAAGTATGCGGTGGCTACAGACAAGCAATTTAGGAAAGACCCTGAGAGATGGATTAAATATCGGGGATGGGAAGATGAAATCATTGTTGTAGAGCCTACCAAAGCCAAGGAAATGCCCCTAGGGAGCGATAAACAGATTGAGGAAGCCTACAGGACTGAATGTGGCGGTGACCCAGCCAAGGCTCGTTTTAACAGTTATTTCGACATGAAGAAATTCATTCTTGATAAGCGGGAAAAAAGAGCTAGTGCATGAATAATTTTGGATTCATCATTGACGGCATACCAGTTGCCAAGGGTAGACCTAGGTTTACAAGTGCTGGCGGGTTTGCGAGAACTTATACCCCAGCCAAAACCAAAAATGCTGAAGGGATGATTGAATGGCTTGCTTCTAATGCCATGCGGTCAAACGACAATCCAATGTTGTTGATTGAGCCATTAACAGTTTTCATCGAGTTTAGGATGCCGATCCCTAAATCATTTTCAAAGGCAAAAATATTAAGCTGCCTATGCGGTGAAACTGTTCCCACATTTAGACCCGATGCGGACAATTTGGCTAAAACAGTTTTGGATGCGATGAATAAAACTGTTTATCGGGATGACAGTCAGATTGTCGATTTGATTGTGCGTAAGCGTTATGCTGAAAAACCTTGCACGATTGTTTCGGTAAAAGAATTTAAGAATCAGGGTAATTACTACTTGTGAGGTAATTACTTTTTTTGTAGTATAGAGTTAAGCAGTATTTTTTTAATCAAGGAGAAGCGTATGAAATCATTAGACGAAAGAGTAGTAGAAATATTAAACAAACCCGATAACAATCCAGCCCTTACAAACAACATGGCTTATGCGTTAATCGGTCATGCAAATCTTGAAATTCAAAACACGATTCAAGATTACATAGAGCAAAAAGATTGGGCAAAGCTTGGCTTAAAAATTTATATGTTAAGCGTTGACTATCAGGAATACCTTGCAGAATCAGAAGCATCAGAACAATTTAATCAATCTCTCGGAGAGTAATCATGGAAACTTATAACGAATTAAGAAAAATCAATGTCAACGAACACACCGAAAAGAAAGGTCAGCTAACTTATCTTTCTTGGACTTATTGCGTGGATATTTTATTGCAGAAAGACAATTCTGCTACTTGGGAATTTTTACCACCAATCGAATACAACGAAACCATGATGGTACGAACTCAGGTTACGGCATTTGGTAAAACATTGGGTATGCAGTTGCCTGTAATGGATAACCGAAACAATGCCATTACTAACCCTGATGCAAGAAAAATTTCGGATTCGCAAATGCGGTGCTTGGCAAAAAATATTGCTTGCTTCGGCATTGGGCTTTATATTTTTGCGGGTTCTGATCTTCCCGAAGAAGATGCGCCAAATCTCATGTATGAATCTTTAGAATGGGAGCAATCCATTAAAGAGTGCAAAACAATGGATGAATTAAAAGCGCAATATTCCTATGCGTACAAACATTTGAGCAAAGATAAAAAAGCTCTTAATGTTATTTTAAAAGCCAAAGATAACCGCAAAGCAGAATTGGAACAAACATCATGAGCGATATTATTCAAGGCACACCCGAATGGTTTGAACTTAGACGGGGCAAAGTAACAGCTTCAAGAGTTGCCGACATCATGGCTAAAACTAAAACTGGAGTATCCGCCAGCCGAGGAAATTATTTAATTGAGTTGGCATTGCAACGGGTTACAGGTACAGTCGAGGAATCATTTACTAACTCGGCAATGCAATGGGGTACTGACAATGAACCATACGCAAGAATGGCTTACGAAACTACGCAAGATATTTTTGTGGAGCAAGTACCATTCGTGGATCATCCTTCTATTGCTTGGTTTGGGGCTAGTCCCGATGGCTTGGTTTCTACTGATGGTCTTTGTGAGATCAAATGTCCAAATTCTGCTACCCATTGGGCTACGATAAAGTCGCAAGAAATTCCTTTGAAGTATATGTATCAAATGCAAACTCAAATGGCTTGCGCCCAGCGTGAGTGGTGCGACTTCATAAGCTTTGATCCTCGTATGCCCGAAAGAAGCAAACTGTTTGTAAAGCGGTTGCACAGAAGCAATGACACTATTTCCGATATTGAGGTTGTGGTCAAACAGTTTTTAGAAGAAGTTGAAAAAGAAGTAGAACTCATGAAAGGTCGGCAATGACAAAAAAATACTCAGTTGAAGATAGAAAAAATATTTCTTTGGTAAAACTTGCTCTTGTAAAAGCGGCGAATGTAGATATTAAAAATATTTTTACTGCGTTGAATACTGAAAATGCCAAAATTCA